TCCCTGTAGCTTCATAGGGCTGTAGAAGTAGTCTCCCGGGAGTCCTACAGTTGGTGCATCCTTTATAACATTTGCTGGATCTGAACACCAGACCACGTTATCAGGAGCAGAAGTAGGATTGACGCTAGTAACCACAAGGTCAGCCATTTTAAGAGGGAATTTTTCGGCATCACTTAAGCTTGTGTCGAGTTGAAATTGAAGCATGTAGTTTGATCGACCCATAGATGCTTCACGTTCTATGAGGTCTTCTTCGCTGAATCTGTCAGGATCTGTAACTTCCCACTCCTCTGCACCCATATCCAGATCTTCTTGTATCTGTGGTGCTAGGAGTCCTTCGTACTGACTGAGCTTTTTACGTCTTGGGTATCGGCTGGGCCAAACAAACGGTCTGTAATTCCGCTCTGCCAGCTTACGATAAACAGTAAAAGTAGTCTGAGGAGTCCCGAGATACATAATACGGCTATCGTCTTTTGGCGTAAGGATAGATTCAGCTTCGGTACATAGTTGTAAAAGTTTTTCACGCATTAACTCCGTCATACTGTTACCCGGTACTTCGACGTCATCTAATACGATGAGGTCTGCACGAGATCCAGTTAGCTGTCCTGTGATACCCACTGATTTAACAGAGGGTGCTTGGTGAGGTGTACAGTTTACGTCAAAGCTGATACGAGACCATCTGCTCTCATCAGACTTAGGCTGTAAGTAAGACAACCAAGCTGTGTCTATAATAAGTTTTTGTAGAAAGATAGACATGTTGTCTGCACGTTCTTTTGATGCAGATATAATCATAATCTTTCTTTCTGGGTCATTAAACAACGTCCAGAGTACAAATGCTCCTGTAATCCAGCTCTTACCTACCCCACGGAACGCTTGGATCTGCAAACGCTTTGGTCCGTGTTGTAAATAGTCTGCAATAGCAAATTGTGCCCGGGTCGGTGCAGGCAGACCTAGCTCTTCCCACAGTGCTTGTAGGAAAAGCTTGAAGTCGTCCTTCAGACTATTAATTATTTCATTATCAGTCATATGAGAATATTATCTCCAGTTGTTTGTCTATTGGTACAGGTTTTACACGTTTATATGTATATGTACGTAGACCTTGTTCTTTTGCTTTTTGTGTAGGAAGATCAAGAGGTAATTTTGTTTGTATAAGATCCATATACATTTTTATATTTTCTCTATGCTGTTTATGTGAAATACTAGGAGGGTGCTTTCCTGTTGTACGCATAGCTTCATTATAGTCTGCTATATTATGTAGTAAGTCAATAGCATCTATTTCTTGCTGGTAATCTAAGTCATACTGTGCTACAGTGTTTAAAACTTCTTGTTCGTCAGCTAATGGTAAATTTGCTTTAACTTCTTGTTTAATAATCTCAACAATCTGTTCAACTGACTTAAGTCTAAACTTTGTTCCGGTAATTTTTAATTTTCCAGTTTCTGCGAGCTCTGTAAGCAGTTTAACAATATAATCAGGGTCAACTCTATTACCAAACAAAGCTCTAATCTGTTTCATAGCTTCATCTATAATACGATCACCTTCTCTAACTATCTCAGCTAACTCTCTAGCTACTTCCATTCTACCTTGACGACTGCCTGTAATTTTATACATTCTTTTGTCAAACCAGCTAGCCTTACCCTCATCTACATCCTGTAAACCTAATTCTTTATAATACTGATGATGTAGTATATCATGTGGTTCAGCAGGGCGTCGAATGACTTTTTCAGTACCATCAGGTAATGTGACTTTTTGATTAAAACCTTTAGTAACAACTTGTTCTAAGTTACTCTGTGGACCACCTAAACTATCTGGATCAGTTACAGGTGAGCCGGGGTAGATATCAAACTCATTTAATAAGTTTGTAAGTTCCATCCACTCACTACCCGGTGTATCATCTAGCGGAAGACCACGATATACAGGAGCTACTACCATAGCAGCAAATCTGTGATGTAAGTTAGGCTTAGATCCAGTTAGTTTCATGTATCCGCCAAGTTCTTCTACAAAAGGAAGCTTAGTTTTTTCTCTTGTTCTTTCAAACGATGACTTAACAGTTTGACTTGGTTTAGTCTGTGCAAGCTGAGAAGTTAATCTTCTAGCTTCACCTTTTACATTCTTTTTAAGTAACCTATCATCAAAGATAAAGTTATCGTTTTCATCTTTTTTAAATCCAGCTTGGTTAAAATGTCTGTTTCTATATTCTGTAACTGACTCTTTTCTTCTGCCTTGTCCAAACGCTGGTAATCCTAGATCTATCATCTGCATATCACCAGCACCTTTGTCCTTAGCTCCTTTCATAAGTCGAGCTTGTATGACATTTAGTGGCAAGTCTCCTTCGATCAGACCAGCATTAGTTCCCGGATTCAGTGTTTCTGTAGGTGTTATACCTTGTTCTTTTAGATTTACATACTGTTCAGCTTTCTGATAACTAATATTATTTCGTTTAGCTATCTTGACAATCTGCTGTACTCTAGAGGTAGGCATGTTAAAGACATCTTCTGCTATCTTTGTTTTACCAAAACCTGTAGCTTCAAACTCAGCAAGTGTCTGCTTATTAGTTTTTCTTTGCTGTAGTAAGGTCTGTCCACCTTTAGACCCCGGTAAAGTACCAACTACTTTCTTACCTTTTGTTAGCACAGGATCTTTTAGAACTACCTTAGTAGGCTGAGTTCTAGCCGTAAACGGTGCTAAGATTGGTGCAAACATAGCTGGAGCATTAGCAATAGTAAATAGCCTTTCAGCTTTTTTCATTTGCTGTGCATTAAATGCTTGGTTCTTTTCGTCAGCATAGAAAAATGGCTTGTTCTTGTTTTGTTTACTTATTACAAGCCTGCCTTTGCCATACCCTTCTACTTCTATTTCTCTTTCCTTTTCACCACTATCAAGCATATCTCCTAGTTCTACTGGAGTATAAGGTAACTCTTCTAGTGGGATAGGCTTAGTGTATTTTGCTACATAAGCGTTCATTTTATATGTGATAAAATAGTTTGTTCTCTATCTGTAATACCGAATGTCGACCTCATCCAGTCTTGCCATTCTCTACTACCTTTGTCCTGATTGCATCGTCGACACGAGGGTACAACATTCGCTGTTGTATCTGTACCACCTTTGCATTTAGGTCGTACATGGTCGATTGTAAGGTTGTGTAATTCATGAAATTCTCCGCAATAAACACATTGACAATTAAAGTGCTCTTTGATAGCCCTTCTCCAGAGCCGTTTAGAATCTGAACTTGTCATGGTTATTAAATTGTGTAAATAGTAATCAGGTGTTGGTAGTAATGGTGTCATTAACGTCTTTTAGATCCGCCTCTTCCACGGTTAGTTTTACGAGATTCAGCAACTATCTTGCCTCCTCTATGAGACATATCGGTCTGTTTGCCGGGTTTACGCTTTCTACGTATCTTCATCAGCTCACGTCTGTATGCCCTTTTAGCGGGTGTGTTATTAATCCGCCTATTGTCACGCCTATGCTTGAGTCGTGACTTCTTATTTCGTCGATAGAACCTAGCTGTTCTACCGGGATTGGGGCTAAGTGCCGGACCGGTTCTTGCCATATAATCTAGATTGTACTAATGTTGGATCTATTTTTGGTATGACTGAAGCTAATCTATCTAAGGGACTACCCTCAAGGGCAACACCTGTGATGTCGTTAGTTTTTAGCCAGTCACATGCGGCTTTTAAGTCTGCTGTCTTAGCTTCGCCACACCTTATTAATCTTAAAAATTCTTGGGTGACTAAGTAATGCAGCTCGTTAAAACTTTCTTCGTCTGCTTTCTTAGGTATTACTCTTGTGGTTTCTGTCATTCGATGTTTAGTCCTTTCTTAACGATTTGTAGTGCTCTGTCATCAAGTTCGTTATCTGTAGACTCTACTAGCTTCTCTAGCAGTTCAACTACAAACTTCTTAAACTTGTCGCTTTTTAGTCCTGTTAAAACTAATGGTTTGATTAATGCAAACATTATTCTTCTCCGGGTGTAATTACTTCTTTTTTAACATAGCGTCCGTTCTCGTCTCGCTTTGCAGCCTTTTTCTTAGGCTTCTTTTTAGCAGCAGCTTCTGCCTGACGTGCAGCTTCAGCTCGCTGTGCTATGATTCTTGATAATGTACTCATTAGAAAAACTTAAATTTCTTTTTTTCTGGTTTAGGTGGTAATAAAGATTGTATAGGTACGATGTCCTGACACAGGTGTGCTACCCGTGTACCCGGTCTTATGGCAAAACCTTGACGTTGCAGCTCTGCACATTTTAGTGCTCGTACAAGTTCGTAATCTAATTGCATCTTCTCCTCTTGACGCTTGGCAATACGTCTGCATTGCTCAAGACCACGCTTGTCTAGAGGAACCATAAAGTTAACTTGGAAACCCCAGTTCTCAGATAAAGTATAACTACTAGGAGACATACCCATATCTTCTCCGACTTCCCAAGGTTTTGTATGATTGCCCATATAAAATGGACTAAATGTCATAGTAGATCCATTACATGATATACTAGGACCATAGTTTTGACGTGACATTGAGCCGTTGTTCTGAAACTGTACGGCTTGGTTTGTCACGTTACCTGTAGCTGCTGCCACAGGATTTGAGCTATTATTTGTATCTCCCTCTGCAAACGCTGGTCCTACTGTGAGAAGACAGACAGCGATGTAGTAGTAGAGTTTATTGTATAGTTTCTTGTAGTATCCCATTGTTCTACGACGCCAGCAGCACGAGTTGTAACTTCTAAATTCCAAGGTAATGTGGCATCAGTTACAGTAAATACTGCATCTCCACCAGCAATACCAGCACTAGCTGCTGCTGAAACATTACTACCGCTCCATGTGTTAACGGCAGCACCGAAAACCTGACGTTGCTCGACCTCAGTTATCGTTTGGGTTGTAGTTGTTGTACTATTCATCGACCCTGTAGTAAACTGGGGCGTGACAGTATTAGCTCTTGCAACTGCGGGTGATAACAATGCTAAGAGAAGAATCAGTTTCTTCATGTCTTTGGTTTTTCTTTTGTATCTTTCTTACCGTTTCCTGTAGTCAAACCGAATGTGGCAAGTGCACCCGTAAAGACCGAAGCCACGAACGTGATATCCGCTGAAGCACCTGACTTTTTGACCATAGGTAACTCTACATAATTAAGAGTTATAATAAATCCTGACCAGATAACAACGCCTAGACGCACCATCGCACCTAGTATCTGCATCTGTTCATCATGGTCATCTATGTTTTCTTTGAGCTTTGTAAAGATTCCCTTTTTTTCTTCCGGTTTTCTTTCCATTTCTTTATCTTATTATTTAAGAACTTTGTAATTCTTTCTTTAATATCTTGTATAATAGGTGTGGCTACAGTTGTAGCTGCTACGGCTGTAACAGCTGTAATTACTGTAGGACCTAAAACTTCAGCTGGTGGTATTGGTATAGGTGGTAGGGGTGGTAAGTTTAATACAGGTGCTGGAAGTTCCTCAGTTTGTACAGGTTTTGTACCCTCTGGTTCTTTAAGATCACTAGGAGGTACAACCAGAGGTACATAACTCGGTACGTCAGCTGTAGGTAAAGGTATCTCAACTGTTTCTATTTGTACTGCATCAGGTAATACTATGGTGGGTACTTCCATTATGCAGCTTCTAATGCAGCAACTCTAGTCTCTAATGTTTCTCTCTTAGCTATTTCTTCCTGTAATGCAGCAGTAAGTAAAGGAACAAGTTTACTATGATCTAGTTGTTGATAAATAGGATCTCCAATAGACACTTCTTCAACTTTTTTTGAATCGAGCAATTCTTGTGTTACTACTGCATCTTTTTCACCTGTAACTGCTTCTGGTACTGCGGTTACTTCGTGAGCAAGAAAACCATCTTGCAATGTATTTGTTTCATCTGAAATCCAGTTAAATCTTTTTGGCTGTAAAGTTTTTATTCTTGCTATCGCACCAGTAAGATCAACAATATTCTCTTTTAATCTGTAATCAGAACTTGTATTAAAAGAAACATTACTTGTACCATTTTTGGTAACTGAACCTATTGATGTACCACCATGTCTAAAATCTATAAGACCTTGACCAGAACCACCGCCACCACCAAAAATCATAACAATACCTGCGTCACCTCTGTACATATAGGACGCTGCCTGATTGACTGATGTACTTGCAAATCTTGCACCAGTAGCAGCAACATCAGGAGAGGTTTGTCCAATTAAAATATGACCTTGAGCTTGAATCGCCATTGCGTTTACAGTTTCAAAAGCTGATCCGTTGAAATTTTTTGTTGTAAATTTATATCCAGCAGAATAATTACTACTACTTTCTGAGCCAAAGTTAGCTTCTGAAGTTATCCTGTTTGAACTATTAGTAAATTCAATAAATGTTGTTCTATGATTATTAGCTTCATCTGAATTAAAGAATTTTAAGTCACCGTCACCTATCGTAAATTTATCTGATAATGAAGTTGTTCCTATACCTACATTCCCAGACGAATCTATACGCATACGTTCTGTTGAATTAGTATCAAAAACCATAGTGTTGGTCGTGGCTCTTCTGATACCGTCAGAGTTCATTGGAGAACCAATATTATTTGTAAAGTAAAAACCTGCTGCCGTTACTTCTCCATCTGCCATTAAAGTAGCTGAATCTGAAGCTTGTGCTGAAGTGCCTCCTACAACTAAGTTTCCAGACGAATCTAGACGCATTTTTTCAGTACCACTTTCTTTAAATATTATTGAATTACCACTATCATTATTTGCATCAGCATTTAAAATTAAATCAGTATCAGAACTAAAACCATCACTACATCTTAGTGTGCCATTATCAATAACTACATTTCCATTTACTTTTAATCTTTGATTAGAAATTGTTGTTGTTGTACCTATACTTACATTCCCAGACTCATCTATACGCATACGTTCTGAGCCATTAATTTCAAATAGAAGTGGTTTATTTTCTCTGACGTGCAAAAATCCTTGTTCTGAACTATCTAAACCTATGTCGAAGCCATTACTGCTACCTATAGTAGTAGTTGAGTTTGTAAATTTAACTACTGAAGCACCTGAATCAGTTTGATGAACATGAAGGTTCTGCTGTGGAGAAGTGGTACGAATCCCTATACTGGTTGAAGCATGGATTTTACCAGTGACATCTAATTTAACTGCTGGACTTGTTGTACCTATACCTACATTTCCAGATGAATTTATCCTAGCTTTTTCACTACCATCAACTGCAAAAGAAATTACACTATCTGCTGCTGCATTGTCATTATCTGCACCTAAAAGCAAACCCCCAGCATTTGCATTTATTCTTCCTCTGGCATTACTCGTATTTGCATCAGTTAAAAATATTTCTGGTAAATTATTGGTTACATTTACAGTTGATGTAAAAGTTGGATCTATCTTTGAACCAGCTATCGCTGCACTTGCATTTATATCGGCATTAAGGATTTCGCCATCCTTAATGCCTTTTTCTGTTATTTGCGTTAACGCCATTTAGCCTCCGTATACAGACTTGCCCTTCGTGATGGCTGCATCTATGGCTGTAAAGTTTTCTGTTGTCCAGATGGAGGTGGTTTCATCTAGTTTTTTATAACCTTTGATTATCTCAAGGTGTTCAACGTTTCTTTTAACTCTGTCTTTGTATTCATCAGTTGTTTCATCTGATGTTTTAGCGGTGTTGATAACTGTCACGCTATCACCAGCAGCAGCAAAGATCGCTGCTACTTCTTGTGTTGTTTTTTCTTCCATTTATTTGCCCTCCAAGGCTGTGACTTTTGCGGATAACTCTTTTATTGCGTTTACAAGAACAGGAATTAGGCGGTCATATTTTATTCCATAGTTCATACCATCTTCAGTTAAATTACAAACTAAAGAATCATCATTTGTACTTCCATAACCATTTGCTTTTTCAACCTCTAATGCTTCCTGTGCTAAAAATCCGACCTCTAATCTCTGTCTTTTCTTTGATCCGTTAGGTGTTCCGTAGGGTTTTTCTTCTGTTCCGTACCAAGTTCTTCTATCCCATCTATAAGTAACTGGTCTTAATGCTTCTACCCAACTTAATCCTTGAGTAAACTCATTTATATCTGTTTTATCTCTAGAATCGGAGGAACTAATTGATGTAACTGCACAATGTAGACTACCTATACTATTATTACCTAAACATATTACATCACTATTTGTTGTAAGTTGTCCTGATGGAGAACCTGACCTACCTGCGTTATAACCCAAAAGAAGATTGTTAGAACCTGTAGTTAGTTCATAACCAGAGCTAACACCTACTGCAGTGTTTTGTGATCCTGTTGTACAAGATCCTAGAGAATCAGCACCAACTGCACTATTGCCAGCCGCTGTTGAGCTTACAACTAGTGCATTTCTACCAATACCTGTATTAGATGCACCAGTTGTATTAGAATTTAGAGCACCTCTACCCACCGCAGTATTATCAACAGCCGTAGTATTAGAACTTAAAGCACTATCACCTATTGCAACATTATTATTACCCGTTGTGTTGGCATCTAAAGCTTCAAATCCTAACGCTGCATTCTGAACTCCAGTTGTGTTACTTACCAAAGCACTTTTACCAACAGCAGTGTTATAATTACCAGTGGTGTTACTACCTAAAGCACTTCTACCCAACCCAGTATTATTAAATCCAGTTGTGTTTGCTTCTAATGCAGCTTTTCCAACGGCTGTGTTATTATCTGCGGTTGTAGCAGACATCAAAGCTTGTTCACCACAGGCTGTATTAGCTCCACCAGTGGTATTTGCTCTTAAAGATTGGCTTCCTATTGCTGTGTTACTAGAACCAGTTGTTGTACCTCCCATTGAGTTGTGACCGATTCCAATATTATTATTTCCAGTTGTATTAGCATCTAAAGCATTAGCACCAACAGCTACGTTTTGAGTTCCAGTTGTGTTTAACAGTAAAGCAAGATAACCGATTCCAGTATTGTTTGATGCAGTGGTGTTTTGATTTAACGCACCATCTCCCATTGCTGTATTATTAGCACCAGTTGTGTTTACATTCAAGGCATTAGAACCTACGGCAGTGTTGTTATTTGCAGTGGTATTCGCTAATAATGCACCTTTACCTACAGCAGTGTTCTGCGTTCCAGTTGTGTTTGCTTCTAAAGCAGATTTACCAACAGCAGTATTATTTGAAGCTGTTGTGTTTGAAAATAAAGCTTTACGACCCAAACCTGTATTAGATGCACCAGTTGTATTAGAGAACATGGCACTTCTACCTACTGCGGTGTTATCACTTGCAGTTGTATTAGCTTCTAAGGCTCTAAGCCCTACTGCTGTATTATCTGTTCCTGTGGTATTTGCTTCTAAAGCTTCTGCACCAACTGCGGTATTGTCTGCTCCAGTTGTGTTTGCTGTTAATGAGTTGTAACCAACAGCAGTGTTATTAGATGCTGTGGTGTTGTCATCTAAAGCGTGTCCTCCTACTGCTACGTTGTAATTACCTGATATGTTTTCTTCTAGAGCTTTAGTACCAATACCAGTATTATAATTACCTGTTGTATTCTTTTCTAAAGCTGAATACCCAAAGGCATCATTAGGTGTTCCTGTAGTATTTTCTGTTAATGCTTGATAACCAACAGCAGTATTAGAAGCTCCTGTAGTATTAGCATCCAATGCAAGAGAACCAACAGCAGTATTAGTATGACCAGTTGTGTTTGCTTTTAAAGCATCAAGACCAACGGCAGTGTTATTACTAGCTGTCGTGTTGCTTTGTAATGTTCTAGAACCTAACGCGGTGTTATTATCTCCAGTTGTGTTTGCTTCTAATGCATTTCCACCAAAAGCATTATTTTTAGTTCCAGTTGTATTATTTGTTAAACCATTTTTACCAACCGCAGTATTATTAGAAGCTGTAGTGTTTGCATCTAAGGCATTAGCACCTACGGCTACGTTGTCTGTTCCAGTTGTGTTTGTTTTTAATGCGAAATAACCAACAGCTGTGTTATTACTAGCAGTTGTATTGTCTTGTAAAGCACTAT